CCTCCGCCATCAACAACTGGGACAGCAACGCGAAGGCAGGTCACCCGTCTCAGGGTCTGACGCAGACGATCCCGTCCACGTTCGCCGCGTATGTTCCGCCCGCGCTGCGGAGCCTGGGCATCCTCAACCCGATCGCCAACGTCGCGGCCTCCGTCCGCTACATCAAGTCCGTGTACGGCGGTATCCAGAACGTCCAGCAGGCGAACGCCAACAAGGCCCCCAAGGGCTACTGGACGGGTACCGACGGGGCGGCCCCGGGCCTTGCGTGGGTCGGTGAGAAGGGCCCCGAGCTGGTCGAGTTCCATGGCGGCGAGGTCGTTCACAACCACATCGACTCCGCGCGTATGGCGGCGACCGGCAGCCTGCCCGGCTACGCCTCCGGTACCAAGAAGCAGCGGGCCGCCGTCCGTCATGCCTACAACGAGCGGGACAACGACACGGACCGCCGTAACGCGGCCCAGAAGTCTTATAACGCGGCTCACACGAAGTACCTGAATGCCACCACGGTCAAGGAGCAGCAGGCCGCGCGCAAGGAAATGGACAAGTACGAGAAGCGGATCAACAACGCGAACAAGGAGATCGCGGCCGACAACAAGTTGATCAAGCTGAACGACAAGCGGTACAAGGATGCTTCGGCGGCGGTCCGCAAGGAGCGGGCGGACGCTGCGGCCCTGGAAGCCGCCCGCAAGAAGTCGCAGAACGCGCAGATCTCGGCAATCAGGACGGCGATCCAGAACAGGATCAACGCCGTGAAGGCCGAGATCGACGCAAAGATCCAGGTAGCTACCGATGCTCGTAACGGCTACTACGACGCGGCGAAGCAGAGCGGGCAACTGACCAACCTGACGGGCAACCGGGCGGCCGGGTTCACCCAGCAGCTCCAGGCCAAGATCACGGCTATCAAGAACTTCCAGGCCAACTTGCACAAGCTGGCCACCCTTGGTCTGTCCCAGGGTGTTATCCAGCAGATCGCGGCAATGGGTCCGGACCAGGGTGGGGCGCTTGCTCAGTCGCTTGCCCGGACAACGACGGCAGCCGACGCGAAGGATCTGAACGCGAAATACGCGGAGCTGGACAAGGTCTCTGGACAGTACGCGGATTCCGCTGCCAATGACGGGTTCGGGTTGAGCAAGCTCAAGGCAGAATCCGCTGTCCTGTCCAAGACGAAAATTACTGTTACAGCACCTCATACGATCATGGTTACTATTGACGGAAAGACCTTCAAGGCCCACACGGAAGCGACCGTGGATGCGAAGGTGACCGAGATCGTAGCCGCTGCCGGAAAGAAGAAGTGACATGCCGGTTGTAGTCCCTACCGGAGCCCCGGTCTCCTCTTCAACAACGGATTCCACCTCGTTCGACAGCCGTATCCGGGTTATCGACGACCCGGCTTTCGGCGGCGTCCGAATCAAGATCGATTACTCGCTGGACCTCAACTTATGGTCCAGCCCCTTCCAGTGCACGGTCTACCGGAAGCACGATGACGGCTCCGTGTACACCGTGCGAGGGGGCGACCCCTACCTGAACTACACAGGCAAGGGCTGGCTGTATGACCAGGAAGCCCCTTTGGGCCAGCCCGTGTCCTACTACGTCGTCCCTGTCGACGCCGACGGCACCTCCGGTGTCCAGTCCGCCGCCGCCTCCATCATCACCGGGACGCCCGCCGGGGGCTTCAACGCGCCGGATATGTGGCTGGTCAATCTGGCCGACCCCAGCGCCTCCCTCCGGGTTCGCGGTACCAGCACGCTTTCCGGTAACTACAACGGACGCAGCGACAAACAGGTTGTCCTCGGCAGCCCCTACCCCACAGTGACCCCGGACACCCGGAACGGTCTGAGCACCCAGATAACCGTGCTCACGGTAGGAAAACAGGAGTTCCTTGCCATGCAGGAACTCCTGAAACAGAGCATCATCATGAGGAAGTCGTCATTATGGGAGCGCCCTGACGGCTATTTCACTGTAGACGATGTTTCTTACGCCTCACAGGCCGCCGCAACCGGTCGCGGCGTGTACGCGTGGCAGATGAGCCTCACCGAGGTAGGCCGCCCCAACACGTACGGGCAGACCGTGGCCAGCCCCTCCTTCACATTCAAGGCATACCAGGCTCAGTACCCGCTGTTCAGCGACGCCCCCGCACTGCCCTTCGATGCCATCCAGGGGGGCAACGTCATGGACCCCAACACGTCCAGCCTGGAAACCGACGCCTCACAGTGGGTGGCAAACACCAACACGACGATCGCGTGGTCGGCAGCCCAGGCCAAGCAGGGCACGCACTCCCTGAAGATGACCGCCACAGCGGCGGGTGTTTTCGGAGCGTTCACGGGGCCGCGTTTCCCAGTGAACCCCAACAGCACGTACACCTTCACCGCGTGGCTGTACAGCCCGAACGGGCTGGTGGCAGACCTTCAGCTCGACTGGAAAGACGGCGCAGGCATCTACCTCTCCAGCGACTCCCTTGGCGAGTGGGGTCTGACCGTGGCCCTTACCCCGAACATCTGGACCAAGGTGATCCTGGCCGTCAAGCCGGTCCCCGGGTCTGCCCTGGTCACACCGCTGGTCCGCCTGACGGCGACAGCGGGAGGTCAGATCGGCTACGCGGATGCCATGACGCTGGAGAACATCTGATGCTCACTCACTCGGAACGCCTGGGACGGATGCTGGCCGACGGCACTCCGCTGAAGATCGAACCGGTACTGGAGTGGTCCCCGGACTGGGCCAACTGGTATCCGCTGGACATCCTTGGCGGCAGCCACACCCAGGACCGCACGAGTACCGTCCGGTGGACCATGAGCTGCACCGTGGCGAAGAACATCCCGGTGGGGTTCGACGGCATCCACCCCTATGGCTGCCGTCTCCGGCTCCAACTGGCTGTGTCCTTCCTGGGGTCGTCACCCGAATACATCCCCGCAGGCCTGTATTCGGTCACGTCGGTCACAGAGAACTTCAACAACCTGGGTATCGCAGGCTCCAGTTTCGAACAGGATGTCATCGACAGCACGTTTCCCGTGGTCCGGAACCTGCCGGACAACCGCTCGATGACCTACCGCAGGCAAGCGGAAAAACTGATCTCCGAAGCTGTTCCGGACGCCCGGTACCTCTGGGATCCCCGGCTGTCCGCGAACGCCGCCATGACCTCCATGGCCGTAGACAGTGACCGCTGGTCGGTCATCCACGGGACCGCCAACGACGCATCTGTGGCCACAGCGCTCGGTGCGGACGCCCTCTGCGATGCTTCGGGAGCGTTCTCTTTCGTCCGGCGCCCTTCCCTCGCAGACGATCCTGTGTGGGCGGTTTCTGAGGACACGCAGACCAAGATCTCTTCGACGTTCGCCTACGACCGGCAGAACGTGTTCAACCTTGTCGTAGTCACCGGGACCCCTGCCGATGGCGGCAGTCCGGTCGGCCCCGTGTTCGTGTGGGACGACGATCCGTACTCCCCGACCTACGCAGGCCCGGATCCCGTGAACCATCCGGAACTCGCAGGGCACTTCGGAGTCAAGCCCTACCGGTACGACTCCCCGCTCATCACCAGCGACCGGCAGGCCTGGCAGGTCGGTCACGCAATCCTGGCCGACCTCGTAGGCGAATCCAAGACGGTGTCCTTTTCAGGCCGCTACAACCCCTGCCAGGAAGCCGGAGACGTCGTCCTGATCACCCGGGCGGACGGACAGCCGGAAGGCCACCTGGTGGACTCTCTCAGCTACACGTGGGCCTCGGGCGCCGCGTCCTACACCACGCGTAGTACCAAGCAGGAGGTCACCGTTCATGTCTGAGGCTGCGAACCTGCTGTCCAAACTCACTCAAAACGACCGCGCCGTAAAAACGCTCCGAGCCACTGTCTCCTCCTACCGGGAAGACGGAACGGTCAACCTCAGCTACGGCACATCACGTATGTACGGGATCCCCTGCCTGGCCTCCTACACCGCGCGGGCTATCGGGGACGTGGTGCAGGTGCTGGACCTCGGCAACAGCGTCTGGGTGGTCCTGGGGCGTATCGGCGGGACCGACTCCGGGTTTGTCGGCCCCGCTGCCCAGAACAGCGGATACCAGCAGTACTACCTGGACACTCTGACCAGCCGGGGTACAACGGATATCGGGTACGAAGGCTATATAGGATCTTCCGGCGCCGACAAAGAGCGGCCCCTCATGCTGGCATGGTCCTACTACAACGGCTTTGCCAACACGATGAACCTCGCTTTCTCACCCAAGACCTCCGCAACGGTTTACGTCGCCCGCAGCAACCGGTTACACGGACAGCGGGAAGCGGTGGAAATGCGGCTCTGCCCGCACAACTACAACACGCTTCCGAGCACCATCACACTGGATACAGCGTCTTTCAGTCCCGTCAATTTCCGGCTGGAAGTAGGGGAAGTACGAGCCATCCCCTTGCCCGCAGACTGGTTTGCGGCAGCCGCCGCAGGCACCCCGACCATCAAGGGGTTCGCCGTCCAGCCCATCACGGTAAGCCCATCAACGTCGGGTTACGCGATTTTCAGTCCCACATCGGGCGGTTACCGCACGTTTTAATCGGTATAGTTGTTCGACAGTAAAGGAGGGAATCCGTGGGAGCCACGTACAGCGCGTTTTCTGCACTTCCGGTGCCGGATACCGCAGCCAACAATGACGTCCCCTACTGGTTATCCCAGCTGGTAGCCGTCATGGATACCAAACTTCTGCTCACCGCCACCTCCACGACGGACCGGGACAGCCGGTACTTCAACGCACCGTCAGGAGTGCTCTGCGTCGTCCGCGACGGCACTGGGGCGATTCTCGGCGTGTACGTGAAGACGTCCAACGCAGGGACGTCTGTCTGGGCTACTGTCTGGGCCGCCCCCGTTCCGCAAGTGCCGGTCAACATCCCCCTCTCGGACGGCGTGCAGGTAACGAACGGTAAACCGCCTGTTGCTGTTTACAACCCGGCGGTAAACACGTGGTCACTCTGGGGAAACGTCGCTTTCACCAACGGCACCAATATCCCGACCAACACCATTCTCGGAACTATTCCGGCTGCGATCTCCCTCAGTACGGTCCAGCCCTACTACGAAGGTGTTGCCCCCACCTCGGTCGGAGGAGCTGGCAGCCCGTCCGGAGGGGCAAAAATTTCTTTCCAGCCCGGCGGCAATATCGTGGTATTCCTACCACCCGCTGTCTCCCCGGCCTGGGTCGGTTTTGACGGTATTGTACTTCCGGGCGCGTAGGGAGAATTGACGTGGCTCGTTTCATTTACGGTGGCGGGGGTGACGGTGACATCATCAAGCCCACGGGTGTCCCGTACATCAACGCCGGTGCAAACGTGTTCGACGCCCGGTCTGGTGGGTCCCAGATTTCAGACCTCCAGAACATTTCCGGCGTCGCTATCACCTCGGTAACCACCGATGCATTCGGACAGGCGATTTTCTACGGCCCCGACAACTACATCGGAGTCCTCTGGCTCGACTTCGGCAGCGGCGTCCGATGGGCTGTATCCCCCAAGGCGGTGGACCTGGCGGCGACGCGTGCCGTCGCGGTACAGCGGGCGGCCGACGCTGCGGCTACGACCCCCACCACGAAGGCAGGCCTCCCGTACAACGCGGCAGACCCCCTGGAGCAGGCTCTCGCCACTGCTCTGGACCCTCTGGTCATCCCGCGCTTCGCCAGCCCGTCCGCCCGGGATGCGGCGTTCCCGTCCCCTCAGAACGGTGACCGCGTCTGGCGCACCGACCTGGCAGCGGAGCAGATTTACAACGGCCAGCTGGGGTTGTGGCGGGCCACGTCCTTCGCCTACAACTTCGGCACCGTGGGCGGCTCTGTCACGGTCTCCAACACAACGACAGAAACTGTGCTGGCTACTGCGGCGGTTCCCGCAGGGGTGGTAGCCGGTGCCACCTACCGGATCACTGCCTACGGCACGCTGATTCAGGCTGCCAGCACCACCCCGAACATCAGCTTCAGGACCAAAGTCGGCGGTATCTCCGGAACCACGATGAGTTCCACCCTCTTCACCGCCGCAAGCAACGCGTCCCCGGCTCCCCGCCCCTGGCGGGCGGAAGGGTTCATCACCGTTGTCTCCACAGGTACCAGCGGTACCTGGTTCGGAAACCTGGGCACGCAGTCTTCCATCACGTCCACTACCTCTTTGAATACGGCTGACGCCTCGGTTCGTACCGACGGAACGACAGCGGTCACCCGCGATACCACGGTGTCTCAGCTCCTTGTGCTGACCGCACAGTGGAATACCGCGTCCACTTCCAACATTTGTGTCCAATACGGGTGGGTTTGGGAGAGGATCTGCTGATGGCCCGGTTCCTTTACGGCGGCGGAGGCGACGGAGACGTCATCAAGCCTGCCGGTACACCGTTCATCAATACAACAGCGCTCGTGTACAACTCCCGGTCCGGCGGGTCGCAGATCACAGACCTCCAGAACATCTCCGGCACGTCCATCAGCCAGGTGACAACGGACTCCGTTGGGCAGGCGATTTTCTTCGGGCCGGACAACTACATCGGGGTTCTGTGGCTCGACTTCGGGGCAGGCAGTCCCGTCCGGTGGGCAGTTTCGCCCAAGGCGGTGGATCTGGCCGCGAACCGGGCCATCGCAGTGCAGCGGGCAGCAGATGCGGCTACGCCGTCTTTCACTGCGAAGGCGCACCTTCCCTATAACACAGCGGATCCTCTGGAGCAGGCGCTCACTACCGCGCTCGACCCTATGGTCATTCCGCGCTTTGCCACGTCTGCGGCCCGGGATGCGGCTTTCCCTGCCCCTACTGCGGGGGACCGGTGCTATCGCACTGACATCAAGAGCGAGCAGCTTTACAACGGGACAACCTGGATTTCTTCAGGTCTCTCGCAGACCTGGACAATGTCTCTGGCGGCGTCCACTACAAGCCCGACGAACCTCACCCTGGCAGGCAGCTATACCCAGGTGAACAAGCAGGTCAACGGCATGTTTTCCATTCTGTTCGGCGCTACCAGTACGGCAGGCACCGGGACGTATCAGAACTTTGCTCTGCCTGTAACGGGGGCGCGGCCGGTGGACGGGATCGAAATAGCCATCGGGACGTTCACCGCTGTATTCGCTTCGAATACATATAACGGGTTGGTCATCGTCGGTACCGGCACTAGCACTTTCACAAATGTCGCGCGTTTCAGGTTCTCCGACGTGGCCGGGGCGGGCTCCTCCAGCTGGTCGGCTACCAGCCCTGCTGCCCCGGCCAGCGGCAACTATGTTTCAGGTACTTTCACTTACACAGCAGTATGACCTCAAGTAACCAAGGAGATTTATCATGCCTATGGAGCCTACGCCTTCAAGGATGTCCGGGTACCCGTTCACCAGCGTTTCGGTGTTCCCTGATCAGGGCAGTTTCGGCGCTACCATCTACATATCCACTCTCGAACAAGAATCACCGTGGACTCACGAGGAGTTACGTACTGCTCTAATCCTGGGCTTGCAGCAGCATCTGGGCGGTGTGGATTTGAACCGGATCTACGCCACGGAGTACACCGAAACCTCCGAAACTCTGGTCCTTCCGGACCCGGAAACTCCTATAAACGTACCGCCCGTCGGCTAACAACCGTTCTTCTGAAAAGGCCTTCTTTGGTACGATCCAAAGAGGCTGAATCTGGTTCCCGAGGGGTAAATCAATGAGTGTTCCGTTAGATACCCTCATAACCACCGGTGCAGTGGTTTTCGGGAGCTTATCGACCTACGCAGGGACGCGGTACATGGGCCGGAAAACGCAGGCCACAGAGAACCGCAAGGTAGACCTCAACGAATTCGAGGTCTTCAAGAAGGCCTACTACGAGCAGATCGCCGAATTCAAGGAACGCTATGCGATCCAAGAGCAGAAGATGAACAAGGTAGAACGGCTGCTCCGGCTGGCCCTCAAGCACATCCGCGACCTGCGTACAGACATGCGGCAGCACGAGGTCATTCCCTCGCACGGGACCCCGCCCGAGCTGGAAACCCTGCTGTGGACCCTGACGGACGATGACGACGATGCGGAGGTAGCCGCGTCGCACCCTGGGCCGGGGGAGTGATGCGTGTCTCCCGGGCCGTCCTGCGTCAGAGCCTGATAGCCGCAGGTGCGAAGAGCGGGACATGGGGTGAGCCCGGTCCCGCTGAAACCCTCGCAGCGATCGCCCTTGCGGCGTCAGCAGTCCACGGTGAAGCGGACTGCGGCAAGACGGAGGGGCCCCGGGTCGGCTGCTTTCAGATCGAAAGCCGTCCGGAACAGCTCGGACGGGGCACCCCCCGGGACCGGGAGTGGATCACTGCCAGCCTTTCCCACGAATGTCTGGCGGCTGTGGCTCTGACGCTCATGAACGGGCTGAAGATGTGGCCCGAGTACACGTCCGGGGCCTACCGGCGCTATCTCCCCGAGGCGCATCCGCCGTCTATCCAGCGGCCCGAGAACGCCGTCCCTTACCAGGAGGCCACTGTGTTTCCCGGTGTCCCGCTACGGCTGCTGATGCGCGCCTGCGGGTGGATCGCCCCGTCCAACAAGGATGCCGACCGGATCGCCAAGATCAACGGCTTTTCCTCCGCCGCAGACGTTCCCGCAGGGCACGTTGTGCGGATCCCCGTACAGCGGGGCTGGTAGTCAGCTCCGTGGTGAAAACCGAGTGAGAGGACTCTCGTGAAGAAGTTCCTGGACATCCCCTTCCTGAAGGACGTTGCGGAGCGCACCGTCTCTACCTACGTACAGGCGTTTCTGGGCCTGGAACTGTCCGACATGGCCAACCTGACGAGCATCGGCGCGACCAAGGCGGTTGCCATCGCCGCGCTGCCTGCGGCGTTAGCCGTGATCAAGGCGGGTTTCAAGGGCGCCGCGAAGCAGGACTCGGCTGGCGTCTGACCTGCAAAGAGAGGGGCGGCAGTTCCTTGGAGCTGTCGCCCCTCCGCTATATGATCAGCGTTGGATGCAGGCTTTACAGCGGAGGTACACAAGCATGGCCGCTATGCAGCACACAGCGCAGGACCGGTGTGACCGGTGCCGGGCGCAGGGCTACACCACGTGGGACATTGCGGGCTCTTCGCTCACCTTCTGCGGGCACCACACCAACGCGTACGGGGACATTCTGACGCAGCGGGGTTACACGCTCCGGGTGGATGACACCATCGCACTTCACGCGAGGTAATAGGCCTCCCTACCACTCAACTGTTAAGGTAGATACCGATCACCCCATGGTCTTCCGCAGGAAACTCCAGCGGACGCACGAAAGGTCAGGTGATTGCCCCTCATGACGGACAGCATCAAGATCAAGCAGCCCGATATGACGGAAACGTCCTGACCTGAGGCGGTGATCACATCTCCCTGGTGGCCGGTCTGAGATGACCGGCCACCTCGGAGAAGGGATCGACCCCATGGCCCCGGCGGGTCGAGCAAACAGCCCCCTGCCGGGGCTTCCGCACATCGACAGGAGGAAACCACTGTGAGAGTCCTCGGAGTGGTCGTGAACTTCCGGGTGATAGCCGTGGCTGTCCTCTGCCTCTGGGGCGCCGTGCGCGCTCTCCGGGACAGCCGATGACCGCCGTACTTGAAGCGCCCGTCAAGCCGCCTCTACGGCCGTATCAGGCGGCAGGGGTGGAGTTCCTCAAGGAACATAACCGAGCGTATTTGGCCGATGACCCGGGGCTCGGGAAGTCGAGACAACTCCTGGAAGCCTCCGTGGGCCGGACACTCATCCTCGCCCCCGCGATGATCCTGGACTCCGGTACCTGGCGGAACGAGGTCAACCGGTGGGCGGACGACCCCGGCCGGTTCACGTACGTCCCCTACACGTCACTGTGCCACCGGGAAACCACACCCGGAGAGTTCCTGTACGAGCGGATCGACGAACCCGACCAGAGGCTCTTCGGTGCCCGGGACAACAACCCCCCTGCACTCATCACCGACGAAGACGTACTGGACGAAAACGGCAAACTGCTACTCGGTTTCATCCCCGTGCTCGACAAGAAGGGGAACCACAAGCGGCGCCCCTCCCGGTCCAAGGTCATCCCGATACCCCGTCCCGAGTACGACCAGCACTGGGACACGATCATCTGCGACGAAGCCCAGTTGCTCAAAGGCCGCAAAACCACCTGGGTCGACGCGCTCAAGATCCTCTCGAAGAAGGCAGACCGGCTGTGGCTGGCCTCCGGTACCCCGATCTCCAACTACGCCCCCGAGCTGTTCGCCCCGCTCCAGCTGATCCACCCGGAGCTGATCGGCAACGGCCAGAAATTCGGCTCCTACTGGCGATGGGTCGGGCAGTGGTTCCACGTCAACGAGTCCCAGTTCGACAAGCACGCCAAGGACGTCGGGGACCTCCTGCACTGCTACCCGGAATGCCTTGTGCGCCCGCCGTGGGACCCGTGCGAGCACTACGAGAGATTCTTCAAGCAGAACCTCGGGGACCGGTACATCCAGCGCCTGCGGGACGACGTGCTGCCGGACCTGCCTCCGCTGGAGATGCAGACCGTGCTGACGCCGATGACCAAACGGCAGGGCGTCGAGTACCGCAAGATGAAGAAGGACTCTCTGGCCTACGCCCTGGACGGCCAGATGATGGTCGCCTGGTCCAAGGGAGCGGCTCACGTGAAGCTGGACAAGATGGCGACCGGTCTAGGCCTTTTCACCGGGGGCATAGAGGAGTCTGGGAAGCTGGACCAGCTGCGATTCGACCTTGCGGAGCGGGTGTACCCCACGCTGGTGGTCGCGCACTACCAGGACACCGTGTCCGCGTGCGCTGAGGTGGCCCGGTTGCTTGGTAAGAAGGTCGAGCAGATCGACGGCCGTACCAGCAAGGGAGACAGGCTGAAGTTTGTGACGGACTTCCAGGCTGGCAAGCTGGATGTGCTGGTGGGATCTCTGGAGACGATCTCGGAGGGTCTGACGCTCACGGCCGCTGATCTTGTGATCTTCGTCGAGCACTCGTGGAAGCCTTCCAGGAATCAGCAGGCTCTCCGGCGGGTGCACCGGCTGGGGCAGACCCGCCCGGTTACGGCGTACGACTACGTGACCCCGAAGAGCGTGGACGAGGGCAAGCGGGAGCTGCTGGCTACGAAGCAGGACAGGGCGATGCGTACGCTGACCTGGGGTGTTGTCAAGGCTCTCCTGTAAGTGTTAGGGTAGATACATACCCGAGAGACACCAAACCAAGGAGACTCCCATGGCCGACAGGATCCTGTACGTCGTAGCCACCTCCCGCGAGAAGGCAGAGCAGCAGTTGCTTGGTCTGGCGCCCGTGCAGTACGGCCTCACGGACCGGGCGGACGCGGACGACATTGCCCGCACCTTGAACGGTAAGAACTTGAAGGTGTACGCGGGCACGTACCAGGTTTTCCCGGCCAAGGTCACCGTCGAAATGCTGGAGGACTGAGCAGTGCCGAGCATCACCCCCAAGGCCGCACCCGTCAGCGCGGTGCGGCCCACCCCAGTCGTCTACCCGAGGGTCACCGAAGACGACGCCGTGATCATGGGTTTCGACCCGGGCGGCAAGGAAGGTGACGACAAGGGCGGGCACGTCGGGATTGCCCTGGCCTGCCGGTCCTACACCGCAGACCCTGAGGTCCCCGGGGGCTGGTCCCTTCAGTCGCCCGGCTGGAGGGTCTACGACACCTTCGAAATGTCCCCGGACGAGTTCATCCGGTGGTTCGCCACCAATACGTCCGCGATCGACCTGATTTTCGGTGAGATGTTCCGGCTGGACAAGGAACGCGCCTACACGCTGATCGGGTCCAGCATGCCGACGTCACAGCTCATCGGCTGGGTCCGCATGCACTGCATGCTCTACGCCACGAACATCCAGGTGAACTGGCAGTCGAACATGGTCCTGAAAGGCCCGACTGCGGCGATCCTGCGGGAAAAGGGGATCCGGCCGGTGTCCCCGGCGGGCAAGAACACTGCCCGGTTCAGCACGGGGGACCACCAGCGAAGCGCTGAACTCCACCTCTGGCACGGTCTGATGCGCGCTGGGCTTGTCGAAGGAATTAGCTCTGACATAGGGTAGATAAGACCACCGCGACGCCGCGCCCCCATACTCAGGAGACATCTTATGACGACAGCCCCTAGCGAAGAGAGTGTTTGGCACGAAAAGCGCAGTCGCCAACACCATCTGTACCCCGGACAGCGCCAGGCTCTTCAGCTCTACGCCCGGGGATTGAAGTACAGCGAGATCGCGGAAGAAATGGGCCTCGCCATCGGCACGGCTCGTTCCTACGTCGGAGCGGCGGTCACGGTGCTGGGGGCCGACAATCCGACGCACGCTGTCGAGCTGGCCATCGAGCGCGGCGAGATCGAACCAGCCGACAACAGCTGATCTGAACAACTTCCGCGAGGGAGGCACCGGATGATCCGGTGCCTCCCTTTTTGTGTTTCCTGATGTAGCCCTGTTCGCAGGACTTGTTGCAGGGCTATTTGCGGGTACACTTCTGAGCATCCCCGGAAAATAGCCGTCCAGCGGTGTCACCGGGTACTAGTAGCCACTCCTGGCGTTGCTAGGATAGAACTCTCTTCCCCGCTGCTTCGGAGACCCCTCCATGACCACACCCCTGCCGCATTTGAAGGTCAGCTACACCGGGCTCACCACCGGTCGTGACTGTCCGCTCAAGCACGCGTGGCATTACAGGCTCGGGTACCGGGCCATCGACTCCGACAAGAAGCTGCAACTCGGCTCCGCCTGGCACGAATGCGTCCTGGAGAACCACTACCGGACGATCAAGGACTACCAGGACTTCACCGACACCGGCCGCTCCCCGATGCGGGGAACCACCGACGAGGAAAGCCTCCTGTCCGTCGCCCGGGACAGCGTGCACGCCCACCTCAACGCCGCCCTCAAGGGCGAACAGTTCAGCAACCTCGCACCCGACGACTACGACACGCTCAAGTGGATGTACGACGGCTACGTCCGGCACTACGGCTGCGACCCCCAGTGGCGCATCCACGACGTGGAATACAAGGGACTCGCCCCCCTCGGCACCATCACCACCCCAGCCGGAGACCGT